AAGAGAATATATGAGTTTATCAAGTACATATACATATATCAGTAGCCGACACGAAGAGAAGGGAATCCAGATGGGTTCCCTTTTTATTTTTCCTCTTCTGAAGTATTCCTTTTCTGAATAAGGTCCTTCGCCCTCGCTTTTATGCCATCCCTCACATCCTTCGGAAGTCCGACATACAACTCGACGATGAATCGGTCGAGGTCATCCAGTTCGTACTGCGAGCAGAGTTCATCAAGAACTGTCTGCGGCAGATCAGAAAACATCTCACCTTCTCCATCCATAAGCCAGTCATAATTCACATTAAACTCGCGGCATATTGATTTCACCATCTGATCGGTGAGGTTATTTATACCATTTTCAATTCTGCTGACAGTTTGCTTCGTGACACCGACTTTTTTTCCAAACTCTTCGAGCGTCAGTTTCAATGTCTTTCTGACATCTTTTACACGATCGCCTTGCGTCATAGATAATCACCATCCTTTCAAGTATCAGAATAGCACCGAGAAATCATGCTGTCAATGAAAAAGTTCCGTAAAGTGACAAAAAAGAGTTGACAGAGTAACGCGAAGTAACTATAATGTAACCATACGGAACAAACAACACACATCATCATAAAGGAGGCAACAACAGTGACAACGATTCAGGTATACAGAAATCGAAGGAACTCAAACAAATACATAGAAGTGCATAACGATGGACATTATCACAATTCACTGAAGCAGTACCTGTACTGGGAAAGAAACGTCGTAACAGGCGAACCGCTCCCGGAACCAGTGAAGAACATCACCGGAGACAGACGGCTCCATCGTTGGAGAAAAGCGAACCTGAAGGAACTGCTCGAAGATTACGAACCAGTAACAGCATAGAAGAAAGGAGGAAGACACATGGCAGTAGCACTTGAAACCGAAAGAAAGGAATTAGAGAACCAGACAAAGGACATCGAGGAAATGATCTCACTGCTGAAGCAACTGACCAGCGGCGAGAAGCGTGAGATTAAAGGAATCATGATCGGATTGCAGATGGCAAAGCAGGCATGACTGACTGCATAGAACAGGCCCCGGCGGAAATGCCGGGGAGTACATATAAGGAGAATAGACATGGCATCACTGAAAGAGATCGCAAGAGAATACCGAGACGAGATCATGGACGGTATTGCATGGGTAGCAATTTGGAAGACTGGAAGAAGTTGGAACGCAAAAGCCTTCTGGCTGAACCTTGAAACCGAGAGAATTGAAGATGAAGAGATGGAAGAGGCCAGAGAGATCGTGGCAGCAGACCCGAAAGCAATCTTCATCAACGAATATTACACGGCACACATGGGAGAGGGAAAACTGGATGAGATCGTGGAGGGCATCCGCTTCATGTATGAAAATGAATACAATCTTCTGGCAAATAACACGGCATACGCAGAGGAAGAGCAGGAGGGCATCCGCTTCGAGGCATCCGAAAAGATGGAGGAGATCACAACGATTACAAAGGACCTGAACCAGATGGACAAGAACTGGAAATGGTCAACAAAAGTGGAAGACAGACTGAACCTTCCATTCCCTGAAAGCGTGATTGAGATGCACTGGGGATATTTGGGGTATTTAGAAGAACCGCAGGACTATTTCAAAGTTATTTATGACCAAACAGAGCAGGTGTTCGTCGTGAAAGACAATCAGGGAGAAGACATCACTGAAGAACTGGAAGATACAACGTCATTGAGAGACACGATGTACAGTGTGTTCCGGTATGCGTCAAGTAGATATTAAGGAGGAGCAGGCATGACAACGAAAGATCAGGAGAGAAAAGCGGTCGAGAAGATCAGAAAGATTGTTGAGGAGTTGGGCGAGAACAGTTACGTCGGATTCGCAATGGAGGGAGTTCTGGAACTGGCAGAGGACAACATTCGAGAAGATACTGCGTACAGTATGAAGAAAAACGCAGAGATCGCGTGGGAGAGAGCAGACAAAGCAGAGAAAGAGAACAAAGACCTGAAGAAAGAGATTGAAGACCTGAAGAAGACCGTCGAGGAGAGAGGAACAACCATTTCAGAACTGAACACGGAACTCTGCAATGTGAGAGCAGAGGCAAAAGCGAACGAGATTCCTGAAGAACTGGTTCAGGAGATGTATTGCATGGCCTATGACAAGGAAGCAGAGTCAATCGGAAAGATGGAGAGGGCAGCAGATCAGATGGCAGCGGCAATCATTGCCGGAGAAGATGTGCATGGATTCGCAGAGGAGTACAAGAAGCAGAAAGCAAACCGGAGCAGATACAGAAAAGTGATGGAGGAACTGGACAAGAGAGAAAGACGGAGGGCCGGAAGAGAATGAGAAAGAAATATTATCATGCGGCAACACCGGAGACGATAGAGAAGATCATTGCTGACGGAGTAGTGAAAAGAGGATGGGACGGTTGCGTGTACCTCTGCGAAAAGCCACAGGACGCAGCGAAGTTCGTGGCAATCAGAGGACACGATGAAGTGGCAGTGATAGAAGTGATTCTTCCAGCAAACAAGGTGAAGGAATCATTTGACCATTCAGTCCAGTTCTTCCAGTGCAAAGCATTTATGTATGAAGAAGACATCAAAGTCAGACCAAACGCAGAAGTTGTTGAATACAGTTTCAAGTGAACGAAAGGAGAAGAGGATGTTCATTTTATCACAGGACAAAACAAGGATTTTCAATATGCAAGGTCACATTGAGGGAATCGGATATGAGGAAGAGAACTTTAAGAAGGGGAAGAAAGAAGAGATCAGACACACGATTCAGGTGTTTGACGGATGCGCCGAAGAAATTGCCGAGTACGAATGCAAAGAAGATTGCTTGATCGTGCTGTATGCGATTTTCAAAGCGATAGAGCAGGGAGGTAAAACGGCAGAGCTTCCGGCACGGGAGGAAATGAAAGAACAGAGAGAAGCATTGAAACAGTATCTGGAATCAGGAAAGAAACTGACAGAGTGGACAGCAGAACTCCTGAAAGAATTGCTTGATATGTAATAAAAGCCGAAACAGGGCATCCGCCCTGTCTGAACACGACGGCAACGTGTTCACTGATGATGGCAAGCCGAAAGACATTATCGGAGCATCGTGAAAACATGGCGGCGCGTACAGTCTGTCAGAACACTGTATGGATGGATAACAGGTTTTAGCACTTTTTAAGGCGAAAAGGCAGACACGGTGAGAACGCTTGCCAGAAAGAAGGTGGAGGAAGAAAAATGAAATTCATTGATTTTTTTGCCGGAGTCGGAGGGTTCCGCAGAGGCATGGAATTAGCAGGGCATGAATGCGTTGGCTTTTGCGAGTTTGACAAGTTCGCGACTGCAAGCTACACCTCGATGCACCTGCTCACCCAGGAACAGAGAGAGTTCCTGGACAAAATGCCACTGAAACAACGGCAAAAAGAAATATTGAAGGAGGAATACAGAAATGGAGAATGGTATGCAAATGACATTAGAAGGGTGTATGCCGGAGACATTCCAAAAGCAGATTGCTGGTGCTTCGGATTCCCATGTCAGGACATATCCGTTGCAGGAAAACAGCTTGGATTTCAAGGGAACCGTTCAAGCTTGTTTTTCAGAGTTATGTACCTTATCGGACAACTCGAAGAAGAAAATAGACCCACTTACCTTTTCATTGAGAACGTTAAGAATTTGCTTAGTGTTAATGGAGGATGGGATTTCGCCAGACTGCTCATTGAAATGGAGCGGGGGGGTATGATGCAGAATGGCAGGTGCTCAACTCCAAAGATTTCGGAGTGCCACAGAACAGAGAAAGGTGTTTCATTATCGGACATCTTAGAGGCAGAGGCTCCGCAGAAGTATTTCCTGTCGAAAGAGCAGACAGAGAAGATAGTATTCAAATAATAGGTCACAGGGACGGTTACAGAAGAAATACACAGGTATTCGCGCAAGATGGAATCACAGAAGCATTAAGCACCTGTCAAGGCGGAGGAAGGGAGCACCATGTTGCCTTGCCATGCTTCATTGACTTGTGTCGTGAAGGTTCGAAGATGACGGGGCAGGCACGATGCCTGAAGGCAAGATATTACAAAGGAGCATCGAACCATGCAGGGCAAGATAGCGGAATCGCTATTCCGGTATTAACACCAGACAGGGCAGAGAAACGTCAGAACGGAAGAAGGTTCAAAGAAGATGGCAAGCCAATGTTCACACTGACAGGACAGGACCGGCACGGAATCGCGATTGAAGTCAAGAAAGCAACGAAGCAAGGTTATACAGAATGCAGAGTGGGAATTGACAGCGTGAACTTCTCAATGCCAAACAGCAAGACAAGAAGAGGAAGAGTCGGACAAGAAAACGCCAACACACTCGACACGAGTTGCAATCAGGGAATCTTCGTTCGGGTATCGGAAGAACTGGTTGTATATGCGGTCTGGTATGAAAAATATCAATGCTACATAGCAATCAGGAAACTGACACCGAAGGAATGTTTCAGACTGCAAGGATGGACGGATGACTATTTTGAGAAAGCAGAGTTCGTCAATTCAGACAGTCAGCTATACAAGCAGGCAGGAAACGGAGTGACAGTGACTGTTATCGAAGCGATGGCAAGAAAACTCGGACAGCACAGAAAGGAGAAACAAAGGTGAGCAACGGACCAATAGTGAGAAGAATTTCATTCGACATTCACGGAGAGTTCATCACGCAGCTTGCGAGAGAATGGTTTTATACCGGAGAAAAGAGCCATGAGAAAGTCATTGAGATTCTGATGGATAGCATGACCGGAACAGACACATCGGAGGCGCAGATCAGAAGATATGCAGAGGACATTCTGATCGGTCGCGCCGCCCTGAAGGGGAGCACGGCAGCAGGTACATATCATCTTGAAACATATGAACCGGGAGAAGAAGAGCAGATGCCGCAGAGCATGAATATCTGGAAAGAAGTCGAAAGACGGAAGAAAGCAGAGAAGGACCTGCGGAGGATGATTGAACGGTGGGACGTAGCAATGGCCCACATATCGGAAAGTACACAGAGAGAAATCAGAAAGGAACTCGGAGAAGAGACTGCGGAGGATAGACAGCAGGATTCACTCGACAGTTTCATGAAACGAATGATGGATGAAGAAAATCACACCACAGAGGATTATGGATGGTTAGAGCCGGACGGAACTTTTCATGGAGTGGAATGGGGAGCGCATCAGGAATGGGCGCAGAATTACATGAGCGAAAAATTCCCGGAGGAAGCAATGAACGGAGACATTGACTTGCAGACAAAATGCAATGTCGGCCTGATCGGAGCAGGAGACTGGCTCGTCGAAAGAGGGTGGGTTCTCTTACACAATCCGAGTCGAGGAATTGCTTTTCCGACAAAGAATCCGGTTAAAGAGTACACAAAGGCACAGAAAGAGTTCCTGTATGACTATTACATGGAAAGAGATTGCAAAAAGGAGGCGAACGCAATATGGCAAGAAGACGAGTGAGAAGCTTCATCACTCCGAAGTATGATTCAGATGCAGCACAGAGTCATCCGGTTCAGACACCGGGCAAGAGCACTTCGACAGTGGCTCATGAGGTCATCGCAGGTCAGTGGGGAAATGGAGATGCAAGAAAGAACGCTCTGAAGGCGGCAGGATATGACCTGGCAGTCATTCAGGCAGAGGTCAACAAGATTCTGAACGGCTCCGCAGCAACTACAACCAAACCACAGCCAAAAGACCAGCCGATCACAAAGACCGTGAAGTCAACTTGCGAAGAGGAAAGAAGAATCAGAGCGGATGAAAGACTGCGAGAAGAACTGTCGAGAGGATGTGAGTATTCTGGAACGCAGGAGATCGTTCAGGAAACCTTCGAGGAAATGCGAGAGCAGATCGGAATGGAGGGAGACTGGGACGAGATAGGTGTGACAGACACAGACAACAGAGAATTTGTTCTTCAGGATGTGATTGAACAGTTCTATGACCTGATGATCGAGAAAGTCCTGAACTACATCGGTGCAGAGTGATAAAGCAATGAAGGAGGAATCAACATGGCAGTAAGAACACAACCGGATGCGCTGAAGGTATTCGCTGCGATCGCAATGATCGTCAACAGCCGGGAGGATTCAGCAAAGGTGAAATTGACAAGTGTAACCAGAAAGACAGATAGAGAAGAGAAAAGAAGTGCATGAAATGAAAAAGCCTTCGGAATTGCTTGCAGGCTTCCGAAGGCGATTCGTTGACGTTCAGGTCAACACACATCTCGGTATTATTGTACTGCGAACGGCCTGAAAAGTCAATCAAAACAAGCGTCCAGAAGCGGTTCGGCGGACTTGTAATGGATAGTAACACTTCAACGATAAAGAGAAGTGACAGAGGTGATTCAGGATGGAGCAGAGCAGGAGACGGAGAAAGAAGAATGTCTATGTAGAGTATGACTATGAAGAGGCATATCAGAAACAGATTGAGAATCTGGAAGAGGACATCATCAAGAGGATGATGGACGGAAAGAAGATCAAGTATGTGTATGCCACAAAGGAGATCAAAGCAGGGGAGCAGTTGGAAGTCGAGATATATCCAGAGTTCACCAGAAAGAGAGTCGAAGAGATTCCAGAGGAGGGCAGAAGGAAGAAGGATAGACAGGCACAGAGGAACCTGAATGAGAAGAACAGCAGGAAGCAGTGTGAGAGGGTCATCAATGAGAACTTTGGTGACAGAGACATATGGGCCACATTCACCTATTCAGCAGAGTACACACCTGCAAGCATGAAAGTGGCGAAGAGCCATATGCAGAACTACATCCGCCGCCTGAACTACCAGAGAAAGAAGAGAGGTCTTCCGAACGCTCGGTATGTGTATGTTACGGAGCAAGGAGACAAAGGCAGATGGCATCATCACATCGTACTCGACGGAGACATGGACATGGACACAGTGGAAAGTCTCTGGACATACGGAAAGAGGAATCAGGTTCGCCGCCTTCAGAAAGACGAAAACGGCCTCGTGGGGATGGCGAAATATGTGTCAAAGCCGAAGGGCAAGGGGAAGGACTCCGAAGAAGGAAAATATCAAAAAATTTGGACTCCATCGAAGAACCTGAAGAAACCGGATGAACACAAGAATCATTACAAGACAAAGCAGAGCCATGTGGACAAGATGGTCAACGGTATACTTCCAGTGCAGGAGCATCTGAACAAGTGGTACGCATCAGAGGGTTATGAGTACACGGAATCAGTGATCAAGTACAACAAGTGGAACGGCCAGTATTACATATATGCTCGAATGAGAAAACAGCAGGAGGAGAAAGGAGGGAAGAAGAGTGAGAAGACGAAGAAGAGCAAGGCGAAGAAAGGCGGTCAGAATCGCAAGAGCACTCGCAAGAGGGATTAACTGGAAGAGAGTGGCAGCAGTCGTGCTCTTGACCGGAGTTGCGGTGAGCATCGCAAGGTGCGGAAGAGAGAAAGAGATCAATGCACAGGTGATGGCGATGAAGGAAGAACAGACCAGACAGGAACTGCGGATGCAGCAGGAATATGGTTGCGACATCTATGGTCAGTATGAATACCCATACAACACGATGTCGCAGGATTGGAGCGGAGATCAGGTGGAAGGATTCTACTATCACGAAATAACTGAAGAGTGCAAGAAAGCAGGCGGTCAGTTCCCTGTCATCATGCAGGTGTACACATACATCATCTGCGAGCAGAACGATGTGGATTATGAGATGGTGTTCGCCCTGATCGAAAGGGAGAGCAAGTGCGTGTGGAACGCTGACGGAGGCGGCGGAGCATCTGTCGGACTCATGCAGATCGCAGAGAAATGGCAGCAGGAGCGCATGGAAGAACTGAACTGCACGGACCTGACGCAACCGTTCCAGAACGTGAGAGTCGGGGTGGACATCCTGTCAGAACTTCAGGAGAAGCTGAAGGGAACAGTTCCGGCGGAGCAGTTACCATATGACGTTCTGGCCGCGTATAACTACGGACTCCAGGGAGCACAGAAAAATCTATGGGCCTATGGGGTGCATGAGTACGAATACAACAGAGCCATTCTGAAAAGGGCGCAGGAACTGAAACAGGAGACGAAGGAAGCAAAGGAGGAAAAGCAGTGAAAGAGGGATATGTGCTAAAAGCAGATGCGGCGAAGTACCTGACACCGGAGCCGATCACATACGCAGCAATGAAGAGAAAAAGTGAAAAAGCCGCGCAGAACGCACTGGAAGATGCAAGAGCGAGCGTTATGAGGGCGGCAGGAATCGGAAGAGTTGAGACATACTGCATCAATACAGTGCTTGCAGAACTGAAACGCGAGGGACTCTCACCGGAGCAGGAAGAGTATAAACGCATCAGCAGAGAGACGGCGAGAATGGTCATCAGGGACCGGAAAGGACTCTGGACAAGATACTATACCGACAAAGAAGGACTGAAAGACTGGATTCTCTGGAAACTGGGACTGAAGAAAGAGATGGTATTTGACCGAATGAAGCGAATGGGAATAACCGGAGATGTTCTTCAGGACATGGAACTCCTGACAGGAGGGAAAAAAGAGATGAAGACGAAAGAGTTGATTGAGTACCTTCAGGAGTTCGATGCAGAATCCGAAGTGGTGGTCATTGCGGCGAATCCGAAGGAACGGAAGAAGTATGACGGAGAGATGTTCGGAATCACGGACGGAGGGCAGCCGATCTTCTGCATTGAGATCAGCAACGAGTCAGATCTGGATGAGAAAGAGATCGCGGCAGCAGTACAGGATGAAAGAGAGGAAAAACAGAGATGAATTTGAGATACGCAAAGCGAAGCGAGGACACGGAGCAGATCAACGTGACATCGTGGGCGGCTTGGAACGAGAGACAGTACCCGGAACTGAAGTGGCTGCATCACATACCAAACGGAGGCAGCAGAAACAAGGCAGAGGCGGTCAAACTGAAGCAGATGGGAGTGAAGGCAGGTGTCTCCGATCTCTGCCTGCCGTACCCAAAAGGAATTTACTGCGGATTGTACATCGAGATGAAGTTCGGAGACGGAAAGCACCAGAAGTCGCAGAAAGAGTTCCTGACCGATATGGCAGCAGTCGGACACTACGTCGCAACCTGCTACACATCAGAGGACGCGGTGAACGTGTTGAGAGAGTATTGCGAGTTATTATCTCCGCAGTGGATGAAAGAGCCGAACAACAGCGTCTGGAAAGAAGGTACGATTTCACCACTGAAGAAAAAGTGAGGACAGGAACATGGACGAATATGCAGCAGTAGTCAGAAAGTTCTATGAGGTGTACAGGCCTATCGGGAGAAGATACAACTTGCGTGTTCACAGCAGATTCTCCATGAACAGGCCCGGATTCATCAAGATTTATCAGGGAGACGGTCCCGATCGGAAACAGATCATCAAAGTCGAAGAGGACGATGACGTTGCTTGCTACAAGAGAGCGATTGATGAACTGGAAAGCTGGGCGAGGAGCCGGGAAGACGAAAACGCGAGATACAGAACAGCATGAGGCGAAGTGATTGCGCTTTTCCGTGCGGCGGATGCCTCTGCAACCATTGTGCGAACAATGTGGAAACGATAGACAACTGCACAGGAGAAGCAAAAGAACCTTGCTTCGCCTGCGATGAGTGCAGATGGTACGACGGAGACACAAGGCACAAGGATATGTGGAGGCAGGAGTGCGGAGAGTATATTGTGACGAATGAACACGCAGAACGCTTGCGAAGAAAATTGAAATTGATAACAGGAGGACACACATCATGAAAATTATTGCAGTTATGACACAGAAGGGCGGCGTTGGAAAGACGATGACAGCATCATCGCTGGCATACATCCTCGGAGTGGAGCATGGAAAGAGAGTGCTCATCGCTGACGCAGATCAGCAGGGGAACATCTCAATGTTGTACGGCAGATTCGAGCCGCAGGGCATCGGAATGTCGGAGTTATTAGAAAAGCACCGGGCGATCGGTGGTACATATAGCACAGAGCAGTTGATTGATGAGACACCATACCAGAACATCAGCATCATTCCGGCGAACGGATTCCTGATGAGAACGAACATGACGCTGCTCCTCTTGGAACAGGACAACCAGATTCTCCGCTTCAAGATGGCGATGGAGGAGATTCAGGACAGATACGATTATTGCATCGTAGACTGCGGACTACTGATGGACATGACAGTGACGAATGTTCTGGTAGCAGCAGACCTCGTGATTCTTCCGGTGAAGGTCGGAGGGTTCGAGATCGAGGCGATTGTGAACATGGAGGAGCAGTTGGAAGACCTACGAGGATTCAATCCAGACATCAGGATGAAGCTGCTCATGACGATGCGTCAGAAGAACATGACAAGTCTTCAGGTTGAGGAGTGGTTGAAAGCGTCATCCGGTCAGGATTGCTTCCAGACGGCAATCAGACGCTCGATCGTGGCAGAGAAGGCAACAATGGAGCGCGTACCTCTGCCGAAATTCTCAAAGAGCGGAATCGTCGCAAAGGATTACAGAGAAGTGGCAGAAGAGTTGCTGAAAGACATGGAGGGATAAAGGATGATGGTCGAATCAAGAAACAGCAGAAAAGGAGGTAGACGGCATGGAAGGAACGGCAACGATTAGTCTGGACACGCTGGACGAGTTGAGAAAGAAGGCAGAAGAAGCAGAGACGGAGAAGAAACGGAGCGATTGGTTTGTAAAGAAACTGATGAACTGCTACGGATTCGATACAGAAGCATATGACAAAGCACTGAAGGAGATTGACAACAAAAGGAACCTGACAGACAAGCAGTGCTCAAAACTGGTCAGAGAAGCAATGGTGAAGCACCTGAAGATCGTGATTGACCAGGAGAAACTGAAAGAACTGATTCAGGAGTACATCGACGAGGAAGCATCGGACGAGCATCTGGACATTGCGAAAGCAAGCCAGAAGGAACTGAAGCAGATTCAGGTGGTGCTGAAAGAGTAGTTATCCCGGCAGGAAATGTGGATATTGTGGATAAGTCATCAGATACAGAGATGAAGGAGGATAAGTGATGGCAGCAGGATGGAGCGTCATGGACGCAATCAACCGGAACAGCAAAGCGGCAGCAGAAGACAGACCGAAGGCGCGGTTCAGAACCAGAGACATCAGCGTGAAGAAGATGTACAGCAACGACATGAATTTCTATTCAAGGCAGGATATTGAGGAGTTGTCGAACCTCATTCTCGCCGTGGGACTGATTGAGAATATGGCAGTTACATATGACCCTTGCGAGAAAGGAGAGTACAGAATCATCTCTGGTGAAATGAGATGGAGAGCATTGAACCTTCTGCTCGAAAAAGGGTATTCAGAGTTCGAGGTGGCAACGTGTCAGATTCTGACACCTGCCGAAGAACACGAGGAGATGGTGCAGATCATCGTTGCGAACTCATACAGAACGAAGAACATCAAAGATCAGCTTGAAGAAGCGCAGAAGCTGAAAGAGTCCTTGCAGTACATGAAAGAGCACGGACTGACACTTCAGGGAATGAAACTGGACGGAAAGAAGATCAGAGACGTTGTGGCGAATATCATGAAACTGTCAGGAACGAAGGTGGCGCAGATTGATGGAATCAACAGCAATTTGTTGCCGGAGTTCGTGGAGCAGTTGAAAGAAGGCAAGCTGACGTTCTCTGCTGCATACGAACTCTCTGGAATGTCAAAAGAAGATCAGGAGGAGATGCTGAAGGCACATGAAGAGGGCGAGGCCCCGACATGGAAAGAGGTCAGAGAAGCGAAGCGGCCAGAGCCGGAAGATGTGTCAGAGTCTGACACGTTACCGGGACAGATGGAATATACGAAGGACTATGAGAAACCGGAGGACGAAGAAGAGTCCGATCAGGAAGAAGAACAGGAGCAGGAGGAAGAGTGGGAGCAGGCGCATCCAGAGAGCATCACATCGTTGTGCTACTCCTGCCAGAGATACGCAGATTGCAACGTGAAGACAGGAACCTGCGAGAACTGCGATCGGTACGTCAACAAGGCAGAGGCGGAGAAAACAGACGAGCAGAGGTACGATGAGGAGCAGGCAGCAATCGACAAAGAGACGGCCAGAAAGCTGCGCGAGCAGGAACAGGAAGAGAAGATGAACAATCTTCCGTCTGACAGCAAGGAGGAAAAGGAGTACATCAGGCTCTCCACGGACACCTTCGAGGATGTGATCGCCGGAAGAAGACCATACCTGATTCTGAAAAATGACAAGATCAGAACCGGAATGATCGTGAGCGCACTTGAATTTATGCAGGGCAGAGCAACCGGAAGAGAACTGACACTGGAAATCGTCTGCATGGACGATGCAGGAACATCATCAGCACTGGAAGACGGATATTGCGTCGTAGGCATCCGGCAGCAGGAGATTCTGAAAGAGGCAGGAGCAGATGCAGCAGAGTATGCAGATCAGCCTGCTATGCAGTACGGAGCATAAGGAGGAGAACATGATTTTTGTAAATTCACCATTTAAGATTCTGGATGAGGCTTTTCGGGGCCTCTATCCAGACAAGAAATACAAAGCCTGCATTGAACCGAGCATAAAAGACGATGAAGGAAACCGAGTGTTCGGGTTCACACAGTTCAGCAAAGGAGAGACACCAGTCATCGCAATCAGCGCAGAATTGAGCATCACGGATGCGACAGAGATATTCGCGCATGAACTGGCTCATGTGGCAGCAGGCGAGGGAGCAGGCCACGGAGAAAGATGGGACGAGGAGTTCCAGAGGATATTCGATGAGTACAACTGGATAGGCAGGGAACGGTTCGGAGAAGAAGGAAAAGAGATTGAAACAGCACCGGAATACAGAGGCGGATGGATTCGGTCAGAAGACCGGATGCCGGAGGAAGGCGAAGATGTGCTCGTGTGGTTTGAGTATTTCCGGTTCGGGAACTATCAGAGATTATTCCAGACGGTAGGCATCGGTTGCACATGGAGAGGCGAGTGGTCAGGGTTCGTGAATGGTTCGAGCGGTTGGAGAGATTTGAGAATTATCGCATGGCAGCCATTACCGGAACCATACAGAGAGGAGCAGGAAGACAATGGCGAAGAAAATGAGTGACGAAGAGATGTTGGAAGCGATGGAACAGGCAGTGAAGATGCACTTCATGGCATTTCAGCAATTTATGAAGCAGACAGGCGGAGACATCGGCTTGTCACTGCAACTGACAACCAGTTACACGGCGGCAATGCTTAAAGGTTCGCAAGAACAGAACGAGAAGGAAGAGAAACTGTTAAAATTGTTGCTTCCGCCAGGGAAAAACAACCTGACGAACTAAAGGGAGGAATTGACATGGCATTATTAAACGGATTCAAAGAAACAGAGACAGAGCAGCAGTACAGAAGAGGCGAAATCTATTACATCAACAACGCAAGCAAGGAACACGTCGGAAGTGAGATGAAAAAGGACAGACCTGCGGTGATCGTCTCCTGCGATGCGAACAACAAGCACAGTGATGTGCTCGAAGTGGTTTTCCTGACATCAGCACCGAAGAAAGACCTTCCGACGCACGTTACGATCAGGAGCACCGGAAGAAAGTCAGAGGCATTATGCGAACAGCCGACTCCGGTGTCTGTGGAGAGAATCAACAACTTCGTCGGTAAGGCATCAGAGAAGGAAATGGAGCAGATTGACATTGCACTCCTGATCGGACTCGGCATCAAACTGGCAGGAGCCGAAAATCAATCGGGGGGGGCCTCACGGAAATCTGAACAGCAGATTCAGAGCAGCGTGAAGGACAGAAGCAAGGAAGAATCGGAGAAAATGGCCGAAGAGAACCAGATGCTTCGAGAAGAACTGAAAAAGCAGCAGGAGAGCACAATCCGATCAGAGGCGGAGTGCTCTGCATATAAAGCAATGCACGAACAACTGCTGAAAAAGCTAATGGAGAGGAGGGAATGAGATGCACAAGCTGGCACTACTGATGGAGGACATCGCAAGAGCAAGCGTGTCGGCAGTGGTTGGCCTGTTCATGTTAGGAGTTGCAATCGTGATCGGAATCATCGTTCTGGTCACGATTATGACCGTGTTGAAAATGGCAATCAATGACATCAGCGAGTTTTTCAAGAAAATAGCAAGGAGAAGATGATGAACAAAGCAATTTTGATGGGCCGCCTGACAAGGGAGCCGGAAATCCGGTATTCAAACGGACCGGAGCAGACAGCGGTGGGAAGATTTACGCTCGCCGTGGACAGAAGAGGACAGAGACAGGGAAATCAGCAGAACGCAGACTTCATTCCGTGCGTTGCCTTCGGGAAGAAGGCGGAGTTTGTGGAGAAATACACGCACAAGGGAACAAAGGTGATCGTCGAGGGAGAAATCCGAACAGGAAGCTACACGAACCGGGAAGGGAGAAAGGTGTACACCACAGAAATCTATGTCAGTGACATTGAGTTCGCAGAAAGCAAGGCGGCAGCAGAACAGAACCAGAACGACGATCAGTACGGAATGACAGGTGATGACGGATTCATGAACATTCCAGACGGCGAAGAGTTACCGCCTTTCAACTAAAGGGCGAGAAAGAAGGTGAAGAGATGAGATTGAGAGACGCAGCAAAGTGGATTAAAGAGAAAATCACAGGAAAGAAGGCAGAGGAGACTCCTGTTCTGACACCGATGATCGCAACAGAGGAAGACATCGAGAGGGCAAAGAAAATGGACAGGGAAATCGAGGAGATGGAAAAGAAATCAGCACTCATGGCCCCGGTTATCACCTCGCAGGCAGAAATGGAACGTCTGAAAAGATTCGAGGCAGGTTCAAAGCAGATCGCAGAGATGACAGGGAAGCCACACGAAGAAGTGACAGAAGCAATCCTGAAGGTCACAACAGAGACATCTGCATCACTGGAAGAAGCAACCGAACAGGTACGCGAAAGAATGGAGTTGCAGGCAGAGGTTGCAGCAGAGACGAAAGAAGAGTCAGACACTCCGTTCGTTCAGAGATGGGCGGAAGCGAAAGGAATGACAGTTCAGGAACTGGAACAGGAAACCGGATGGACGGCGGAGCAGTTGGAGCAGAACATCATTGACAGCAGCAGGATTATCACAACTGAACTCGTCAAAGCACAGAGACTCATGAAAATACTCATGACCAACAACGGCCGGAGACGAAAAGGGATTCCGATGGTGAGACGGCAGCAGTTACTGCGAGCAGAACGGAACCAGAGGAGGAGAAGGAGTGAGAACAGGAAAGAATCATGAAGGATATTCAGACCCGACGGCGAGTTGTGCTGTCGGGCATCTGACACATGAGGAGAAACAGAGGGAGAAGAAACGAAAGGAGGAAAAGAAGCGTGATAAAAGCAGTGTGCTGGGGAGTGCTCATTCTGATTCTTCTGGCAGTCGCAGCACTGGCACTGTACATCGTCGGGATGGCCCTGTACTTCCATTACCAGCTAAAGGACGGCAGGACAAGAAGAGAGTACACAGAGGAGCAGAAAAGGGCAGACGAAGAACAGATTCAGGCAATCAGGGAAATGCAGGCAAGGAGAGAAGAAAAGCGTCAGAAGAGGCGGCAAAGAAAGAGTAAAGCAAACAGGAGGTAACAGAGATGGATGCAACGAACAACGAGAAGACGGATGTCCTGAAATGGATGCTCGGCCAGATTTACCGGGCAGAGAAGAGAAAGAAGCAGCTTGACGAGAGGCTGGTCAGGATTGCGGAAGAGAGGGACGCTCCGATCGGTGGCGTCGGATATAGACCACTGCCACGATCGTCTTCAGGAGAAGGGAATGGAGCAGCAAGCATCATCCTGAAGATGTCAGACATCGAGGAGAGAATCTACACACAGAAGGAAGAAGTGGAGAAAGCAATCGTCCGCGTGATGGACATTCTGGATTATCTGCCGCAGGATAGTCTGGAAAGAGAAATCTGCGAATTGCGACACATCGACATGAAACCGTGGAAGGATATTCAGGAGAGCATCCCGATGTCACGGAGCCAGTGCAACAAGAGATATAACAAAGCGATTGAGATGTTGCTGAATAAGGGACGCATTGAGCGAATGATCGAGGAGAACGAGGAAGCATACACGGACTGGAAGTTGGACAAGGAATGGAAGATGCTGAAGAAATCCCCTGAAAAACAAAGTGGGGGTATAGAGTCGGGAAACAAATCTGGAAAATATTTTCAGGAAAATCAGAAAGTAAAAGCGGTTAGCAATGCGGACAGAATTGATCGCAGAAAGAAGAAGGGAATGAAGACACAGAGGACATGATGAACGCACGGCAGCAGGAGCCGCCTTCATCGCATCTGCATGGAGCAGGTCACAACACATCCATCTCACGGCAGCGGAGAACCACGAAAAAACAAGGTGGGGTATTCGTTGCCGTTTTCTTTTCTGGAAATATCAGATGGCCAGATCGGGAGCAGATCAGAGAGCCGGAGCAGATGCAGGTGTCAGACTCTGACACGCAGGAGATCAGAGCAGGAGCATCGGCAGCAGTACATACATAGCAGGGCAGACAAGAGAAACCAGAGGCAGAGGACAGGCAGTGGAGCGCACGGAGGCAGTGAGAGCCAGTACAGAAGGACAGGAGAGCAGAGACAGCAGAGGAGACGGAGGCGGCGGCAGGAGGCGCGAGAGGGCGGCAAGGACACACAGGAGGAGCAGAGTGGACAGACACGACAGGGAGCAGAGGCAGGGCAGAGAGAAACATGAGACACAATGAGACATTCAAGTGTGCTATGATGGTAGCATGGACAAGCGGACGAGTGAGAGCGAAGCAACGTGACCGCACCACATAGTACAAGAGCGAGAGCACAGGGAGACACTGACGAGGTGATCTCCCTGTTTTTGTGTCCTGCGACTGCTGCAACGATGGCGGCAGGGCGCAAGGTACTTCCGCAGGGGGGCCACGAATGCGGGGCGCGGAAGGTCCGGTATTTTTGCCTGTAAAGTCAAAAAAAATACGGCACTTCCTTCCTCTTTTGCCGCTGAAATGGAGGTGAAAATCAGAAAATGGATGTAAATCAGAAAGAACTCGCCGCCATTTTAGGCATCACAGACCGTCGTGTCCGGCAATTAAAGAACGAGTTCGGCTTGTTTTCAAAGGGTTTGTCGAGTGAAAAGAAACAAAAAAACTATGTTTTGGAAAAATGCGTCCCTGAATACATCAATTACAAGCTGGAAGCGGAAGTGCAGCAGGGTACAGGCTACAACAAAGAAAAGGAACAGGCCGAGCACGAGCAGATCAAGAAGAAAATCTCAATCCTGAAGCTGCGGAAGCTGAAAAGAGAGCTTCACGAGGCAGACGATGTGGAGGAGTTTCTGACAGATATGCTTGTGAATTTCAAGAACAGGCTTTTGTCCGTTCCGCAGAAGGTCGCACCTCTGATCGTGTCAGAGGATGATGTGAATGTCATTCTGGACATTCTGGAAAGAGAAATTTTTCAAACATTGGAGGAGTTGTCGGAATATGACCCATTGAAAATAGACAAAGATACCACATCACAGATACTGGAAGAGATGGACGAGGAAGAGGACGAGGACGAAAGCGAGTAAAGGGGTGAAAGAGTTTGTCATCGTCTGAACGACAGCGTTCCCGGCAACGGACGAGAAATTTATTTGTAAACACAATTAAAGCCACACTGAAGAAACCGGAAAAGCTGACCGTTTCACAGTGGGCGGAAAAATACAGAATACTGGATGAGTCCAGCAACTTCTCCGGCCAGTGGTCGAATGACATCACTCCGTATCTGGTCGGAATCATGGATGCGTTTAATGACCCATATATTCAGGAGATCAATTTCTGCAAGCCGACGCAGGTCGGCGGAACAGAAGCGATGCTCAATATGCTCGGATGGATAATCATGGATAGTCCATCACCGACGATGATTGTATATCCGAGCGATGATCTGGCAAAGGACACATCAAATGACAGAATCAAGCCGTCTCTGACAAAGACACCAGAGATCAAGGAGAGATTCTATGAACACTCATCGAAGGAACTGAACCTGAAGTTCCGGGGGATGAAGATATACCTTCGAGGTTCCGGTTCTCCCGGAAAACTGGCATCAAAGTCAATCAAGTACCTGTTTTTCGATGAGATTGACAAGATGGACGGTGCATCGAAAAAAGAGGCATCGCCTTACAATCTGGCGAAGGAGAGAACCAGAACATTCACATACAGCAAGAAGATATACACTTGCTCAACACCGACGCTGAAGACGAACTATGTCTGGCAGATTCACGAAGATGCAGACGAGCAGAGGCATTATTTCATGCCGTGTCCGCACTGCGGAGAGTATATCACGTTCGCGTTCAAACAGATTCATTTTCCGAGCGGAGAAGGGATGACAAACGCAGAGAGGGCAAAAGAGGCCGTCTATGTGTGTCAGGAGTGCGGATGCGAGATTACCGACAAGGACAAAATCAAGATGCTTCGGCAGGGCGAGTGGAGAGATGTGAAAGGAACCTGCATCGGAAAGCCGAGAAAGGTGTCATACTGGCTCAATGCTCTGTATTCACGATTCCTGTCATGGGCGGAGATTGTGAAAGAGTTCCTTGACTCAAAGGATGACCCGGAGAAACTGCAAAACTTCGTCAACTCGTGGCTGGCGGAGCCGTGGGAGGACACGAAACTGAAGACAACGGCAGACACAGTGGCTGAAAGGCAGACTGATCTGCCAGAACTTGCAGTGCCGGGATGGGCGAGGATGTTGACTGGTGGTGTCGATGTGCAGGAAACGTGCTTATATTGGACTATAAGAGCATGGGGAGATCATATCACCTCGCAAAATATCGCGCATGGACAGGCAATGTCTTTTGCGGATATTGAAAGAGTGATGAATCTGGCATATGAGCGAGAAGACGGTCAGAAACTGGTTGTGTGCTTGTGCCTGATTGACTCTGGATATGATTCAGACGGAACATATGACTTCTGCGCGAACAATTCAGACTGGGCCTTGCCAGTCAAAGGCTCGAACAATCCCATGATGTCGCATTTCAAGATGTCAAAAATCAATAAACCGACAAGCGCAGCGCACGGAATGAATCTGGTGCTCGTTGACGGTGACAAGTACAAGGACATGATCGCGGCCAGAATGAAAAAACCAAACGGTCGAGGCTCATGGATGGTATACGAGGGATGCGATACTGAATACGCAGAGCAGGTGACTGCGGAGCATAAGATAAACACGAAGTCGGGAAAGAAAACGATTCAGAAATGGGTTCCGAAGCGTTCTCACATCGACAACCATTACCTCGACGCAGAAGTGTACGCGTTGGCAGCGGCAGACATCAGAGGAGTTCGTTCGATGCACTTGGACAGTGAGGAAGAACCAGAACAGCCGCAGCAGGAGGAAAAGCAGTACGCTCCTGAAGAAGCGTGGATAAAAGCAAATGAAAACTGGGTATAGGAGGAAAGTCGATGGAAGAAATGGAACAAATGAACACCGAAGAGTTGCTAAAGCAAGTCAACACAGCAATCCGAACGGTCCTGATCGGAGGCCAGTCATACCAGATCGGAAGCCGAAAACTGACCAGAGCAGACCTGTCACTTCTGCGACAGATGCAGAAGGAACTTCAGGCAGAAGTGAACGCGCAGGAGGCATCTGGACTTCTGGATGATACATACGTTGCCTTCTTTGATGGGAGGTGAGAACGGTGAACTGGTTGGATGCAGCAATCGCATTCGTGTCTCCTGAATGGGGCGCACGAAGAGTTGCGTGGAGAAACGAACTGCGGAACTATGATGCAGGAAACGACGCAAGGTTGAATGCCGGGTGGAGAGTTGCAAACTATTCGGCAGAGGCAACCGACAGAGGAAACCGAGAGTATGTGCGAGCACGAGCAAGGGACCTTGAACGGAACTCTGATGTGATGAACTCCGTGCTTGGAGCATACAAGAGAAACGTTGTCGGAACCGGATTTCAGCTTCGATCAATGACGAAGAAGAACGCGGTCAACAAGGAACTGGAACGATTGTGGAAAATCTGGTGCAAGGCCAGAAACTGCGATGTGACAGGACAGCAGAGCCTGAACCAGATTCTGCGAATGGCCGTCGTGAGAAAGAAAGTGGACGGAGGAATCCTGTTCGTGAAGAGATACACACGAGACGGAATCCTGCCGTTTTCTCTTCAGATGCTCGAAGTGGATGAACTGGACTCAATGCACGTTATGCCGGAGAAAAACGGAAATCGTGTGGTCGGCGGCATCGAATACAACACCTACAATCGCCCGGTCGGGTATTGGATAAGACAGTACCAGATTGACGGATATACAATCGGGAACCCGGTGTATCTGAAGGCATCCGATGTCATTTTCTACTACACGAAGAAACGTCCGAGCCAGATCAGAGAGATGTCTGACATGAGTCCGACAGTGACAAGGATTCGAGATGTCAATGAGTTCATCACGGCAGTATCGGTCAAAGAGAGAATTGCCGCCTGTCTGTCGGTCTTCATCAAGAAGGCCCTTCCGGTGTCTGGTATCGGAAGAAACGTCGCAGCATCGCAGGACAAGGCGAATTATGACGGAAAGACCCTGACTCCGGGCATGATTAAAGAACTGAACGCAGGAGACGAAGTGCAGGTCGTAAACCCGACAGGACAGGCAGCAGACGCAACTTCATTCGTGAAGCTGCAACAGCGTCTCGTCGGAGCAGGACAGGGCATTTCCTACGAAGCAACGAGCCGCGATATGTCCGAGACAAATTATTCATCTGCGCGTCAGGGAGCCATTGAGGACGAATTGACGTTTGCGGAAGAAGAAGAACAGATTCTGGCCGTACTGGATGAGATATACGAAACCTTCGTGATCTCCTGCGTGTTGGCAGGAAAGGTGGATATTGCAGACTTCTGGGAAAGAAAAGAGGAATATCTGCAACACGAATGGATTAAACAGCCGAAGAAATGGATTGACCCGGTGAAAGAGTCAAATGCAACAAAGACGGCGATGCAGACCGGGCAGAAGACGTTCAAACAGATCGCGGCAGAGAACGGTCGAGACTGGCAGACACAGATCGACGATATGGCGGAAGTCCTGAAATATGGACAGAAGAAAGGAATTGATTTAGGAGGTGTGGTTTTCGGTGGCAAAGTGCAGAAAAAAGAAGAAAATAGCACAGGTCAGAATGACAATGGCACAGATGGCGGAAGCGAAGAGAAGACCCCTGTCAAGGGAGGAACCGGAGCAGAAGCAGGAAAGAAATAAAGGCATCAGAGCACTCGTGGACTGCCAGATCAGAGCAGTCGAGGGTGAAGGGAACGAAAGGACATTCGTGCTCTCGTTCTCTTCGGAAGCACCATATACAAGATGGTTCGGACAGGAGATTCTGGACCATACAGGGGAATGCGCGGACCTGACAAGACTCAATTCAATCGGTGTCGTTCTCTATAATCACAAGAGAGACAAGGTTATCGGGAAAATTAACAAGGCATGGATTGAAGATCAGAGAGGTTATGCAGAGATCACGTTTGACTCTGACGCAGAATCCGAAGTCATTTACCAGAAAGTGAAATCCGGGACTCTGAAAGGAGTGTCCGTCGGTTACATGGTAGAGGACTGGGAAGAAGTAGCACCGAACAAGGTGTCAATGGATGGACGTTTCACTGGTCCGTGCTCGATCGCAAAGCGGTGGATTCCGTATGAAATCAGCATCGTGAGCGTTCCGGCAGACCCTACGGTCGGAGTAGGCCGTTCAATGACGGCAGATGAGGCGGCGGCATGGAATGAAACCTATGCTCGGCAGTTACAGTATAACAAAAACATCGCAAGAGGAGGAAAAAGCAGATGACAAGAGAACAGATGCTGGCTCGGCAGAACGAAATCTTGCAGGCAGCGAGAGCGGAAAGCAGAGCAATGACAGCAGAAGAGAGGGCGGAGTTTGACACCTTGCAGCGTTCAATCGAAGCACTCGACAGAGCAGGAGCCACAGCAGGCGGCGAGGGAAGTTCCAGAGGCGCGGCAGCAGGTGAGGGCGAAGGAAATGGAGACGAAGGCGGAGAAGGCAACGGAGACGGAGCAAGAAGCGCAGTCGAGAATGAAAGAGCCAGAATCAGACAGATCGAGGAGATGTGCCGCGATTTCGGAATGAATGAGCAGGTCAGAGGGTTCATCGACAACGGAACAACAGTGGAGCAGGTGAGAGCAGCAGTCATCGAGCACATGAGACAGGCATCCGCACCAGTTCACACCGGAGTAAGCGTCGGAGACAGCGCAGAGGACAAGTTCAGAAGAGCAGCAGTTGACTCTCTGCTCCTGAAGGCAGGTCTTCAGATCGAGAACCCGGCAGACGGAGCGAGACAGATGATCGGTATGCGTATGCGTGATCTTGCAATCGAGTGTCTTCAGATGGACGGAACAAGCGAGAGAGGACTGAACAGAAGAAACTCCGACGAACTGTATTCTCTCCTGTCCAGAGGGTTCTACAATCCAGAGGCAGCGTTCCCGGCAATCTTAGACCAGACGATCGAGAAAGCATACAGAGAGGGACACAAGAAGGTTGCAGTCACCTTCGACAGATTCACGAAGAAAGGAAGTCTCCCGGACTTCAAGACCCACGACAATTATTATGTTGCAGGCCCGGTCGGAGAGTTTCTGGAAGTGCCGGAGAATGGCGAGCTGAAGCATGATGTATTCACCGATGACAAGCTGCCGCAGAGAAAACTGAAGACATACGGAAGACAGTTCACCCTGTCCAGAAAAGCCTTCATCGACGATGACATTTCTCTGGTGACATCCCTTCCGGCTCGTTACGCAGCAGCAGCGAGAAAGACCATCAACAAGCAGGTATTCCAGATTCTTGTCAATAACCCGGCAATCTATGACGGAACTGCTCTGTTCGGCTCAAACCACAAGAACCTCCTGAAGACAGGAACAGGAGTGACACAGGCAGCAATGCAGACGATGATTATGGCACTGGCGAACCAGAAAGATCAGTTCGGAGAAGCAATCATCATCAATCCTGCACAGATCGTCGTTCCTTCCGGCATGAAGTTTGATATGTACACACTGTTCAACTCACCGACGATCAACACCACAGACAATACACAGGCAGTCAACCCACTGTACCAGTACAGAGATCAGATCGAGGTCGTGGAAGACCCGACAATCAATGCACTCTGCGGTGGCATGGGTAACGTGATGCCGTGGTGGTTATTCGGAGCAGCCGGAGACTGCGACGGAATCGAAGTTGATTACCTGAACGGTCAGGAAATCCCGAACATTCGTCGTATGGAAGCACCGGGTCAGCTTGGATTCGTGTGGGACATCTTCCTTGACTGGGGCATCTCTGTCATGGATTACAGAGGCATGGTGAAGAATCCGGGTGTCAAAGTAGAGACAAAACTGGAACTGGCATAAGAGAAGGGAGGCAAACGCAATGAGTAAAGCAGAATACTGGCAGCGCGGAGAGTCTATTGACTACAAGAACACAGGAAGCAGTGCCATCGAAGCAAATTCCGTGATCGTTCTCGGAAAGAGAGTCGGTGTGGCAGGCATGACAATCCAGCCGGGAGAGACTGGAAGCCTTCATGTGAAAGGTGTGTTCCGATTCGAGAAAGATGACAGCGAGATCACGGCAGGGGCAGAGGTATATGTCACTGCGGCAGGCAAGATGACAACAACTGCATCAGGAAATACTGCGGCCGGATTCGCAACAGAAGCGGCAAAGGCAGCAGAAACATCAGTGCTCGTCAATATCAACGCATGAGAGAACTGATTGCGCTTCGCCCTGTACTGTACCACGCACATCAGTATAGTACAGGCGAAAGCCTTCCGGTGAACGATCAGGAAATGACAGAATTGTGGCTCAAAGCAGGAACTGCAATGTGGAAGGAAGACGAGCCAGAACCACAGGCAGCGCAGGCAATTCCGGTGACAGCAGTTGCAGGTATGCCGGGAATGAGCGATGCAGGTACTGATGGACTGATCGGACGTATTCCAGAGACACCGGAAAGAAAGACCACTCCTGCAAAGAAAACGACAAGAACCACAACGAGAAAGAAGAAAGCATGACCTTCAAAGACATCATAAAGAGGGATGTGCAGCAGACTTTTTTGAACGTGGATGAGTTCTCGGAGATACACACAGTCAACGGAAAGCCGATGGCAGTGCAGATCGACAACAACGAGCAGATTGAACGAGAGAAGAGATACAGTCAGCACATGGACGGAATATACGTCAAACAGGTGCTCATGTATGTATCTGCGGAAGATTATGGACCGCTCCCGAAGCAGGGAACAGCCGTGAGTCTGGACAAGAGATCATACAGAGTGGCCGATGCGATTGCTGAAGATGGAATCTATTCGATCACGTTGGAGGCGAACAGAGGATGATTACCTATGAGGTAAACAGGGCAGAACTGGAACTGGTTGAGAAGAAACTGGGAGACATGAAGAGCAAGGCCCCACAGGTATTCAAGAATGCCGTGAACAAGACTGCAAGGCAGGCAAGGAAACGAATCGCGCAAAGCGCAAAAGGAGCCTATACAGTTAAGCAGGTCGGATTCAATAGTCACATGAAGATCAAAAATGCGTCAACAGGAAACCTCACGGCATCGGTGGATGCGGATGGAAAGCCTCTGACACTCGTGCGATTTAAGAACCGGGCAGGCAGACCGAAAAAAGGCGGAGCGGCCGCGGCAGCAGACATCGTGAACAGCGGTATGAAGCAACTGGTCAGTTCGCAAGGCGGAAAAGCGTTCAAGCGCAACGGACTGGTGATGCAGAGGGAAGGCAAAGACAGACTCCCGGTCAAAGTGTTCCATTCAAACTCCGTTCCCAAAATGGTTGAAAAAGTATATCAGGGAGAGAGAGGAATGGCAGGAGCACTCAAAGAGCCGATACAGTCAGATCTTCGCAAGAACCTCGAAGCAGAGATCAAGAAGATTGTGGGGTAAGCAATGACAGCAGCAGAACTTCAGAGGGACCTTGTGGAAGAAATGAAGAAACTTTTTCAGGGAATCACGACGGAGAATACGTCAGGGGAAACTGTGACAGGGGTGAATGTGTACGAACAGAACCTTCCAGTTGTGACAGATGATGAAGAAGATGAATCGCAGTTCTTTCCATACGCTCTCGTAAAATTAGAAACAGGAAAAACTGCGGACGATGATAGTCCGTGGGTGGTTGCAACAGAGATTCACTTCGGGATATGCGATCACTCAAAGAAGAATATCGGTCACAGACACATCATGAACATGATTCAGGATGTGGTGGACAGATTTGCAGCAGAGCCTCTTCTGAACCAGAAGTTCAGAGCGGAGCAGGACATCGAATGGGCCGTTCAGGATGAAGACACATATCCGTTCTACTTCGGAGGAGTTGCGATCTCATTCAACGTGCCGAAGATAGGAAGGAGGGAACCGAAGCATTATGCCGAGGAAGACAGATACTGCTGAAGCAGTAAAAGAGACTGAAACACAGACAGCAGCCGAAGAGGTGAAACAGGAAAATCTGATGTATGTGGGGCCTACGATTCCGGGCATCGGAATCCAGAACAGAGTATACACAGAGATTCCTGAAGCAGCAAAAGAAGCCTGCAAAGACGTACCGGAAATGAGAAACCTGTTCATTCCGGTCATCAAATATCCGATTGCAGAGAAGATGCTGCGTGAAAGAAAAGGATATATCTTCAGTGCGTTCAGAAAAGCACTGGAATATAAAACAGAAGGAGGAAAATAAACAATGAGCAAACATGGAGTTTTTGTGCAGGAAGAAGCAACTGCGCTGACCGCGCCGATCACTGGTTCCTGCTCAATTCCGGTCGTTGTGGGAACTGCCCCGGTCAATATGGTGCAGAACCCGGAAGAAGTAATCAACACACCGATTCTCGCGAACTCGGCAGCAGAGGCGATGGCTGCACTGGGATATGTGGACGACTTTGAAAACTATACCTTGTGTCAGATGATGTATGCGACGAACAACATCTATCAGGTGTCACCTGCGGTCTATATCAACGTACTTGACCCAACAAAGCACAAGAAAGCACTGACGGAAACAACTGCAACAGTGAGCCAGATGCAGGCGAAGATCAGCACGAAGGGAATCATCCCGAAAGGACTGGTTGTGAAAGCTGCATCAGCAACACTGACAGCAGGAACTGACTATACAACAGAGTTCGACACTGACGGAAGCCTGATCGTCAATCTGATTGAAGGAGGAAAGGGAGCATCCGCAACATCTATCACAGTATCAGGAAATGTGCTTGACCCGTCCATGATTACAAAGACGGACATCGTTGGAGCGTATAACGCATCCACAGGAAAAGAAAGCGGTCTGGAAGTAGTAAGACAGGTATATCCAAAACTCGGAGTTGTTCCGGGATTGATTGTTGCTCCGGGATGGTCACAGATTCCAGAAGTCGGAATCGCAATGTCCGCAAAGGCGGCGAACATCAACGGAGTGTTCAAGGCGGTTGCTCTGGTCGATCTGGACACAACGAAGGCAACAAAATACACGGACTGCAAGAAGACAAAAGAGGACAGCGGATTCACTTCTGCGTTCTGTTATCCGACATGGCCGTGCGTAAAGGTTGGAGATTATGTGTTCGCAATGTCTGCCGTAGTTGCAGCACTGATCGCATACACCGATGCAAGCAATGACGATGTGCCGTCCTTGTCTCCGTCGAATGAAATGCTCGGAGTGACAGGAACCTGTCTGGCAGACGGAACAGAAGTGACTCTCGATCAGGATCAGGGAAGCACAGTGAACACCTATGGAGTAGCAACAGCAATCAACATGAATGGATGGAAGCTGTGGGGCAACTACACAGGTGCATTTCCTTCCAGTGGAGACGCAAAAGACATCTGGCTCGCAGTCAGAAGAATGTTTAACTGGCACGGCAACAATTTCATTCAGACCTATTTCGAGAAGGTCGATGACCCGATGAATCATGTGCTGATCGAAAGCATCATTGATTCAGAGAACATCAGATGCGCGGCATATGCACCGGATAAATGGGCCGGAGCAGAGATGCAGTACCTCGCAAGTGATAACCCGATCACGGACACATTGGCAGGAAAGATCACATTCAGACAGCGCATCGCACCATATACACCTGCACAGGAGATTGACAACATCCTGTCCTATGACACGGATATGTTAAAGAACGCATTATCAGGAGGAGGTGAATAATCATGGGTATTGTTATTCCTGAAGTATTAAACCATTACAACGTGTACAACGACAAAGCGAAGAAGCTGATCGGAATTTCCGGTGAGATCGAACTGGGAGAACTGGAAGCACTGACAGACACACTCGAAGGAGCAGGAGTGCTCGGAGAGATTGAGGATGCAGTCACAGGCCAGTTCGCATCAATCAAGATCAAGATTCCATTCTCTGTACTCTATGAGGATATGTTCAGCATCATCGACACAACGAATCCGCCGCAGTTGACTCTCCGGGCATCTATGCAGTGCATGGACCCGACAACCGGAGCAACTGGCTATTATCCGGTCAAGATCGTCGTGAGAGGAAAGGCAACGAACACAAGCCTCGGAAAAGCAACAAAGGGAAAGAAAATGGAACCAGAGGTTGAACTGGAAGTTCTGTACATCAAAATTCAGATCAACAACAAGACCACACTGGAACTCGACAAGCTGAACTTCAAGTTCGTGCTGAATGGAAAGGATATGCTGGCAAAAATCAGAAGTCAGGTATAAAAGGAGGATAAAAGATCATGAGTGAAGTTAAAAACGAAGTAGTAGAGCAGGCAGCAGTACAGGCAGAGGAAAGCAAGATGAAGTTGTCAAAGGTGTATGATTTCGAGGGCGCGAAAGTGTCCGAGATTGATTTCTCCGGTCTGGAAAACCTGACCGCAAACGATATGATTAAGGCGAACAAGGTCCTGAACACTTCCGGCAACGTGACAGTGCTGCCGGAGACGAATCTGGAATACACACTCGTCATCGCAGCATCCGCAACGGATTACCCGATCGAGTTTTACAAGCAGCTTGCACCGAGAGATGCAATCAAAGTCAAAAACAGAGTCACAAGTTTTTTCTTCGGAGAGGAATAAGAATCGACGAACTGTCGGAACTCCGAAAGTTATGCCTTGTCTTGTCAATGAACCTGAAGACAGGTCTGGATTATTTTCTGGACCTGTCTTTTTTTGACCTTTTAGACTTGTGCGATGACATGAAGGAGGTGAGCCAGCGTAAGTCATGAGTGAATATAAGGTATCGGTGAAGATTGCAGGTCAGCTTGAAAAGTCATTCAACTCTGCACTTCAGGGAGCACAAAAAGGACTGGAAGGGTTAGGCTCACTCGGAGTTAAAAGTGTACAGCTTGCAGCAAAGTCTCTGACGGCAGCAGGAGCAGCCATTGGAGCAGTCGGAGTCGCAAGCGTAAACGTCGGAAGAGAGTTCGAGGCACAGATGTCCTCGACGGCAGCAACAGCAGGAGCAACAGAAGAGGAATACAAGAAACTGGAAGCGGCCGCAATGGAGTGTGGAAGGACCACATCGAAGACAGCCACGGAAAGTTCTGCCGCCCTCGAATACATGGCCCTCGCCGGATGGTCAGTGAATGATTCTATCTCGGCATTGCCGAGCGTCCTGCGACTATCGGAGGCAACCGGACTCGATCTGGCGCGAACGTCTGACCTCGTAACGGACAGTATGTCAGCCTGCGGAGTAAGCGTGGACAATCTGGCCGGGTATCTGGATATTTGCGCGAAGGCGAACAACAAGTCAAACCAGACAGCGGAACAGTTGATGGAGGCATATTTGGGTGTCGGCGGTGTTATGACGAACCTGAACGTGCCACTAACTGAATCAGCAACCGCCCTCGGAGTCCTCGCGAACAGAGGTATCAAGGGAAGCGAAGCCGGAAACGCATTGAACGCAATCATGGCGAACCTGACAACCGGAACAGGGCAGGCCGGAGAGATGATGAAGTCTCTCGGAATATCTGCATTCGATTCGGAAGGAAAGTTCATCGGATTAAAAGCAACGCTTGAAACCCTGAACACGGCACTGGCCGGATGCACGGAAGAACAGCGAAACGCAGCCCTTGCAGCTATCGGAGGAAAACAGCACGTTGACGCTCTGAATGACCTCATGTCAGGTCTGAACACGACGCTGGAAGACGGTTCGACAGAGTGGGAAAACCTCACGAAAGAACTGGAAAACTGCGACGGTGCGCTTAAAACGATGGCACAGACAAAACTGGACAACCTGAACGGCGATCTGGCGATCTTCCAGTCAGCACTCGAAGACACTGGTATCAAGATTTACAAAAACCTTCAGGGACCGCTCCGGGAAGTCGTACAGTTTGGAACCGATCAGATTTACAGACTGTCCGATGCGCTCGCAGATGGCGGCTTTCAGGGCATGGCGGAAACACTTGGAGATGTTCTGGCCGACTGCGTGACAGAGGTCGCAAACTACGCACCACAGCTTGTCACGATGGCATCAACACTCATGAGTTCTCTTCTTCGAGGACTGGTTGACAATGCCCCGGCACTGACATCGGCAGCGGCTACACTGGCAACTTCAATCATCACGGAGATTGTGCAGTACATCGCTGAATTTTACACGACAGGAGCAACGCTTCTGGCGCAGTTCCTGCAAGGAATGGTCGGCAAGATGCCGGAGATCATTCAGGCAGGAATCACGGCAACGCAGAACTTGTCACAGGGAATTTTATCGCAGTTCCCGACGATTGTGAGTGCTGCATTGCAGATCGGAACGCAACTCATCAACGGACTGGCCGTCATGCTCCCGGCACTGCTCAATATGGGAATCCAGATGGTCGTTCAGCTTGCTCTCGGAATAGCGCAGCAGGCTCCGCAGATCATTACCGCAGGAGTCAATCTCATATTCCAGTTAGCAAACACACTGCTCTCATCGCTGCCGCAGCTTGTATCAGCAGGATTGACGCTCGTGCAGGGCATTGCGATGGGAATTGTATCTGGTCTTCAGTACATCTTTACAGATGGAGTCCAGATCATCCTGAATCTGGTGAACGGAATCCTCTCGTCCCTGCCGCAGTTGCTCTCGCAGGCAACGCAGGTTGTGATGACATTCCTTCAGGGCCTCGTTTCGGCACTGCCGATGATCGTGCAGGGCGGAATCCAACTGGTGCTCGGTCTGATTCAGGGAATTGTACAGAATTTACCATCAATTTTGACGGCAGCCGTTTCGATGGTTCAGACATTGCTGTCAGGATTGATTCAGATGCTGCCGCAGATCATCGCATCAGGGGTTCAGCTAGTAGTCGGATTGCTGTCAGGTATTGCACAGGCACTGCCGAGCATCATCACGGCCGGACTTTCCATGATTCAAACTCTGGCACAGGGAATCGTTCAGTCGATTCCTTTAATTTTGCAGGCTGCGATTCAGGGAATCATCGCATTCGTACAGGCAATCGCATCAAATGCAGGAACAATCATTTCGTCTGGAATACAGATAATTGTTGCGCTTGTGTCTGGAATCATTCAGGCAATACCGCAGATCATAGTGGCCTGTGTGCAGATTCCGGCGGCAATCATAGAAGCAATATTCACAACCGACTGGATTCAGGTCGGAGCCGATCTCATAAAAGGAATCGGAGAAGGCATCATAAATGCCTTCGGCGGCCTCGTGGACTCCGTGAAAGGTTTGTGGAGTGATTTCGTCGGATGGTTTACCGGAGACGGAGAAGAGGCAGGAACAGCAGCCGGAGAAAGCGTGGCGGCAGGAATTGATGCAAGCACACCGAGCATCACAGCATCGGCACAGAACGCATCACTCGCAGCACAGAACGGATATCAGATAGATACATCACTGTTGACGCAGTACGGAACGAACATGAATGCGTCACTGGCAGGAGGAATCGACGCATCATCGTACCTCGTACAGACGGCCGCAGGGCAGTCAGGAACGGATGCGATGACATCTCTGAACAACTCTCTCGTTGGTATGCAGGGAACGCTGAATACAACGGCACAGGGAACAGGGACAGAGACGATGAACAGCCTTCTGTCTGGATTGCAGTCACAGCAGGGCGCACTGGATGCCGGGGGACTGGCAGCAGGAACGAGCCTGACGAATGGAATGTCAACAGGTGTGGCTGCTGGCTCGGCAGGATTACAGGAACAGATTTCTGCATTAAGCCAGACAGCAACAAGCACATTGAGCAGTACGATCGACGGCAACCTTCCGGGTGTCACAGCATCAGCAACAGCATCAGGAGCCGCGATCACGAACGGAATCACATCAGGAATTGATTCTGGAATGTCAGGAGCAACAGCATCAGCAGCGAATGCCAGTGTTGACACAATCAACGCGATGGCAGACGGAATCAGCAATGGTGCTGCGACTATCACACAGACCATTTCAGAACTGACACAGACGGTCACAGAAGCATTGAATCAGTGCTGGTCGGATGTGTCCAACAGCACGACAACTGCGTGGTCGGAAATCGGCACGAATATGTCAACATCTCTGACACAGACCTCAACTCTGGTCGAGACTTCACTGACCACAATGCAGACAAATGTGCAGTCAATCATGGAGTCGTTCACAACCGGAACGGCCGAAAAAATGACGCAGATGGGTTCGTCAATCCAGACTGCCCTGTCAGAAATTTCCGTGAACATAGATTCAACAATGACATCTATTCAGACCGGAATCGCGACGAGCACACAAGGATGGAGCACAGCCATGTCTGCGGCAATGCTGTCCCTGACGGTATCTATTCAGTCAGGAATGGCGCAGGCAACGCTGACCGTGACCGTGGCGATGCTGTCACTTAGAACAGCAATTCAGACAGGCTCAACGGCAGCAAGTACGGCGATGCAGACCGGAATGACACAACTGTCACTGACGGTCAGAACAAATATGATGCAGTCAGCTACAACAACGCAGGCTCAAATGATGATGATGCAGACAGCAGTGCGATCAGGAATGACGCAGATGCAGTTAATCACAACGATCACCCTGAACCAGATTCGCACAATCACGACAACGACGGTCAATACGGCCAGATCAGTCACGACGAGCGGAATGAGCAGCATCGTTTCGGTAGTGCGGTCAGGAATGAGCCAGCTTGTGGCAGCAGTACAGAGCGGATGCAATCAGGCAGTTGCAGCAGCCAGAAGCGCAGCAAACGGCATCAGGGCAGCATTCGCAAGTGTGAGCCTGTATTCAGCAGGTGTCAACATGATGAGCGGACTCGTCTCTGGTATCAATGCCATGCGAGGAGCAGTCATGGCCGCAGCGTCGAGCATCGCAGCATCGGCAGCGGCAGCAGTCAATTCAGCACTGAAAATTCACTCTCCATCGCGAGTGATGATTGAATCAGGTCAGTTCGTAGGCGAGGGCCTTGCAAGAGGTATGACAGCCACGGCCGGAATCGTGCAGAAAGCGGCATCACAGTCGATGGCGCAGCCAGTTCTTGACAGTAGCAACGAAGTCAGAAAAATCGAAGCACCAGCAACGGTGCAGAGCAGGAGTTCCGTCATCGGAGAGACGATCGGAACGCTGACAGGAGACAGACAGCAGGGCAAGAGCAAGCAGGATGAACAGCCGATGACATTCGTGTTCAGTCCGACATATCACTTCGAGGGCGAAGCACCGAGCAAGGAGGACATCGTGGAAGCGAACCGGATGAGTCAGGCGGAGTTCGAGAAGCTGATGAAAGAGTGGATGAAGAAACACAAGAGAACATCGTTCGCATAGAAAGGAGGGCATCGCGGTGGCGAGCACATACACAACGATTCAGGGAGATACATGGGACCTGATCGCCTACAAATTGTACGGTGAAGAAAAGTACATGAAGAACCTGATTGAAGCGAACTGGCCGCTTCTGGATGTCCTCATCTTCCCTTCAGGTACGGTTCTGACCGTGCCTGATCTGCCGGAAGAGGTGGACGAGGACGCTCCGTTCTGGCGGTCAGATAATGACGAGAACGAAGAATATTATTCAGACACGGAGGACATGGAAGAAGATGAGTAATCCGAGAAAAGCGGTTCCGTCCCTGTCCTTCAATGGGAAAAATGTCACAACGAAGCTGAAGGAGTTTCTGGAAAGCGTCTCATATACGGACGTAGCATCAGGAGACAGCGATTCCATCGACATCTCCCTGCATAACATCGGGATGAAGTGGATGGGCGCATGGTATCCGAAAAAAGGAGACAAGATCAGCGGAAACATCACGTTCCAGAACTGGAACGCAGAAGGAAAGCATCTGAAACTCGACTGCGGAAAATTCGTGCTGGACAGCATCAAGTTCAGCGGAGGACCGCTGAAGGCAACCTTCGGAGCACTGGCGATTCCGGCAAGCGAATCATTCAAGAGCAGGGAGCGGACGAAGACATGGAAGAAGGTCACGGTCAAGAAGATCGCGACAGAAATTGCCAAAAGGTACAAGCTGAATCTTTCATACTCTGGACCGTCAATCACGATCAGCGCGATTGAGCAGTCAGAGAAATCGGATTCGGCTTTTCTATACGAAGTCTGCAAAAGCTATGGACTGTCAATGAAAGTGTTCAACTCAAAGATAGTCATATACGATCAGACAGCGCAGGAGAAGAAGAAATCAGTGGCAACACTGAAAAGAGAGTCATTCGTGGATGACAACTGGGACTATGAGGACGCACTGGAAGGAACATACACCGGGGCGAGAATATCCTACAAGTCAGGGAAAAACAGCAAAGAGATCAGCGTGTTTCTCGGACTGAAGGCAGAGAAGGCATCTGGCAGCAGGGTCCTGAAGATCAATGAGACGGCATCCGACGCAGCCGACGCATATTACAAGGCGGCCGCGGCGGTGAACCAGTCAAACGAGCAGGCAACAACACTATCAGGAGGAATCTGGCCGAATCCGAAGATATGCGCCGGAGTGTGCGTGACGATCTCCGGCATGGGAAAAGCAAACGGAAAATACTTCGTAGATAAGTCAACGACAGAGGTGTCGGATGGAAACACGAAGCAGAGCGTTGAGATGCACAAGTGCCAGACAAGACTGTCATACACACCGAAGAAACAGACTCCGGCAAAGAAGAAACCGACAACCACGAAAAAGTCATACAAAGTCGGGGACATTGTGAACTTCCACGGAGGAACACACTATATTTCATCATGGCCCGGAAGTAAAGGGTACAGTGCCAGAGCAGGAAAAGCGAAGATCACACTCGGTCCGAACTGCGCCGGAAATGGAAAGGCACATCCGTATCACCTTATTCATACAGACGGTAAAAGCAATGTTTACGGATGGGTTGATTTAGGCACATTCGACTAAAGAAGGGAGGAGAAAGCATGGCAGAGAAAAACATCAGAATTGGAAGAGTATCATCCATCGACTACGGAAGCGGAATGATAAGCGTGACATATCCTGATCTTGACGATTCCGTGACGGACGATCTCCCGGTCTTTTCAATGGGGGACGAGTACAAGATGCCTCCTGTCGGAGCAGAGGTGCTTGTATTGCATCTGTCAAATGGGTGCGCGGCCGGAGTGGTGATGGGAAGATACTGGAACGAAGCCAACAAACCGAGCGTGAGCGGAAAAGGGGTTTTCCGCAAGGAACTCGGAGAGAAAAAAGGAGAGGCATACATCCAGTATAAAGGCGGAAACATAACGCTGAAGGATGGAAGCGGAGCAACAACGCTCGGAAGCATCCTGAATCGGCTCTCAAAATTAGAAGCGAGACTGTAAGGAGGGAGCCACGTGGGAAAGATTGGAAACTGGGGAAGAACGATCACCTTCGAGGTGAGCAGCAATAAGACCCTGACATTCAACAATTTTAAGAGAACAGTGTCGGCCAGATGGCACACACACAACATCGTGAACGGAAAACCGAAAAGCGAATTTGCAGGTCCTGATTCATCCAGTGTGACACTGGAAGCAGTGCTCGCAGCAGAAAGAGGTGTGCGGCCGAGAGCCACACTGGAAAAACTGGAAAAAGCCTGCGAGGGCGGAACAGTGGACTATCTGTACATCGGCGGAAAGAAGGTCGGAACCGGGAAGATGAAACTGGAATCCATATCAGAGACATGGGACGAGGTATGGAACAGCGGACAACTGGTGAAGGCGAAAGTCTCGCTGACATTCTCCGAGTATTAAGGAGGGCGAGCAGATGGCAAAACGACTCATAAAATCCATCAATATCATGTCTGTATCAGGTGATACGCAGGGAATAGAGCGCATTGACAGCCAGATCAAAGCACTCATCCTGTCGATGGTTGGAACAATCCCCGGAAGCAGGGGATTCGGACTCGAAAGAGAGTTCATTTCAAGACCTCCGCAGGAGGCACTGAATCTTCTGGCAATCGAACTGGAAGAAAAACTCGAAGAGTATATTCCAGAGGTTACAGTGGCAAATGTGGAAGGCAAGGTCAATGGAGACGGCTCTATTGAACCGACAATATACATAGAGAGGAGGAACTGAAGTGATTGACGAAATCGAAAATCTGCCAGAGGTGAGCTTCATTGACTACATCACACTGGACGATGTGCAGAGACAGATGGTGTCGGACTATCAGGAGAGATATGAGACACTGACCGGAACACCGACAACACTGGGAAGGGCAGACCCTCCTGCGCTGGTTCTGTATGCCTGCTCGATTCAGATATATCAGGCACTGCTCTATGTCGATCGTGCAGGGAAGCAGGACCTGCTGAAATACAGTTACGGCGAGTTTTTGGACAATCTGGCCGCACTGAAAGGAATCAAGCGAGAGCCTGCGAAGGCAGCAGTCGTGAAAGTGAAGTTCACACTGTCTGGCCTGCGTCCGCATCCGGTCGCAATTCCGGCCGGAACAAGAGTCACGAATGGCGAACTGTACTTCGAGACAAATGAATATGCAGAAATCGCAACAGGGGAAGAAAGCATCGAACTGATCTGCACCTGCCAGACGGCAGGAACGTCAGGAAATGGACTGATGGCAGGAGACATCAACGTGCTTGTGGACCCGATCGCATACATCCAGAGCGCAGAGAGCGTGGAAGAATCAACAGGAGGAACTGACATCGAATCAGATGACAGCCTTGCAGAGCGAATCTACATCGCGCCGAGCAAGTATTCAGTTGCAGGACCGGAAGAGTCATACAGATACTGGGTGAAGACTTTCAACTCATCCATCACGGACGTATACATCGACAGCGAGAATCCGACGGAGGTTCTGATCGAGTTCATCATGAACGATGGAGAACTCCCGAACGAGAGCATCATCCGGTCATTGCAGGATTATCTGTACAATGAGAACATCCGTCCGCTGACGGACAAAGTGATCGTAAAAGCACCGGACACAGTAGAATATGCGCTTGACCTGAAATACTACATCAACAAGAGTGATTCAGCGCAGGCGAACACAATTCAGAGTGCGGTCAATGCTGCCGTCGAGAATTACATCGTATGGCAGCGGTCAAAGATCGGACGCGACATCAATCCGTCGAAGCTGATCTGTATGCTCGAAGATGCAGGAGCGAAGAGAGTGGAGATCAACGCACCAGTCTTCAGGAAGATTGAGAAGACAGCCGTGGCGAAGGTCACAACGAAGAAAGTGGCCTATGGAGGAATTGAGGATGATTAAACTGTCAGAGGGCGGAATTGCCGAAATGTGGAAAGATGAGAAATCACCAGAGATGCAGGCAATCAGTTACGCACTTCAAAAGGCAGTTGCAATGGTGATCGAGAAGGCAGAGAAGACAAAGTGCTTCTCTGACATCGACAAGCTGGATGAGAAAACACTGGATTATTTTGCAGTGGAGCAGAGGGCAATGTACTATTCGCAGATGCTGCCGATCGAGCAGAAGAAAGCGATTATCAAGAACACTCTGAACTGGTACACGAAGGCAGGAACCCCGGCAGCAGTATCAGAGATGGTCGATGTCGTTCTCGGAGGTGGAAAGGTCGTGGAGTGGTTCGACTTCGACGAACCTCCATACACACCGGGAACATTCGACATCGTAACATCAGCATTGATGACATCAGACATCATGGAGGAACTGACAGGACTCGTGCAGAAGGTCAAGAACGTGCGATCTCATGTGCGAAGAGTCATCGTCGAGAGAAATATTCCATCCGGCATGAATGCCTGCACATGGATGTTCTCAACGCAGGACTCCATCGTTCCGAACGTACTGCTCGGAGACTACGATGTTCCGAACGGAGTGTATGCGGCCGGATATATCAGAGAGACGGTCGGAGAGACAACCGTCAGAAATGATATTCAGGTACAGACTGAAACGGCAGCAGGCCAGAGTGCAGCAGGAGTGACCAATGTGGAGAACACAACGACAGTCCTGAATCATCTGACAACAGCCAGTGAAGCAAAAGAGAGCAGCGTGAACATTGCGCTGTATGGTGAAGTAAAAGAAACAAGTACAACAGTACGATAGGAGGAATTATAAATGCTTATTTGGAATCCCGGAAAACTGACGAAGGATGGAAAAGCACTGCTCGCAAAAGCGCAGGCAGGAAAATGTGCCATTCAGATCACAAAGGCACAGTCGGGAAGTGGCTCATATACTTCGAGCGAGGACATCTCACAGAGAACTGCGCTGAAGACCGTGAAGCAGACATTCCCGATCTCAAACAAAGTTATCAATACAGATTCAGCACTGGTGCTGAAGATCACAATGGAGAACAGCACACTGACAGCAGGATATGACATCACAGAGTTTGGTGTGTTTGCATCTGACCCGGACAAGGGCGAAATTCTGTACTCCATCGCAACAGCAAGCACATCCGACTATATGCCTGCATACAACGGAGTGGTTCCGAGTGTTATCAACATGAGTTATTATCTTGAAGTTGCGAACGCATCAACCGTGACCATCAAGTCTGCCGGAGCACTTGCCCTTCAGAGCGATCTCGAAGCACTGGAAGCAAGAGTGACCGCAGTGGAGAGCGATGCCCTGCGCGGCTATGGAGCAAGAAGAAAGGTCGGAGCATCTTCGACAACATGGGAAAGAGTCGGAGCAGCGATCGGACTGGTTGCGAAGGCGGCGGTCGGAAACGGAACTGTACAGAACGACTTCATGGCGAGCGTATATCCGTACAACTCCGTGAAACCTTGCAATGTGGCAGAGGATATGAGCGTGAACGCATATCTCGGTGATGCAGACTTCCAGTGGGACGGAAGCAACGGAGATGTCATGCTCGAAGTGCCGCAGGTATACACAGCAAGATACTTCGAGACAGATTCAGACGGAGTAGAGTGGGAATACAGATGGGTGGCAGCAGGACCTGTCGGAAGATGTCATCTTGACCATGCGTTTACTGACGGAGATCGTCAGAGCGAGAAGATTTACATTCCAATCTTCAACGGCTCACTCAACACAGAAGGAACAAAACTGGAATCAAAAGCAGGAGTGTTCCCACTGCACAACAAGACAAGAGCACAGTTCAGAACCTTATGCACTGCAAAGGGTGACAAGTGGTGTCTGGATGATGTATGGACGATGCACCTGCTCGATACACTGTTCATTGTAATGTTCGCAGGAACAAATGCACAGACAATCCTCGGAAGAGGTCGTTCCGAGATGCCATATGATAACGCAGCAAATGTGGCACTTCAGGCGAGAAACAACACAAATTACATCACCATCGCAAAGAGTTGGGCGGAACGATTCACTGTCGGTCAGGGAATCGGAATCGGAACATCAGCAGGAAGCCAGAGCGTATTTGCAGAGAGAACGGTGACACAGATCACAGACTCCGCAGAGATTGAGAGCGCATCAAACATCTTCTTTGATGGGGACCCGGTAAACATCACGACAGATCATCATGTATGGTCCTGCGTACAGAAGACAGGAGCAACAATCGAGATGCAGTCCGCAAACGGTCGTGTCGAAGGTGTTGACGGAAGAACGGCCGTCAGATTTCTGTACATTGAGGACTGGTTCGGAAATATGTGGCAGTTCAGAGATGGTGACAATATCAAGAAGTTTCAGCATTACTACTGCAACAAGCGCAGCAGCTATGCAGACAAGGTATATGAGGGAGATTACTTCAAAGTAGGCTATGAGGCATCACAGACAGGCGGATATGTGAAGAAGTTCGGATATGACCCTGAATGGCCGGAAATTGAAATCTGCGTCGATGCGACTGGTTCTTCGGGAACGTATTTCCCTGACTATTACTGGGCCGCCGAAGGCGGTGAGCTGGTCCTTTCCGGGGGTAGCGTGCGCAACGGTGTCAGCGTTGGCCCCTTCTACCGGTACTGCAGCTACGGCTCTGGGCATTCGGCCTGGGACTTCGGCGGCCGCCCTCTTGGTCGGAAATAACCATTTCGAGGGGGACATGGGGGATTCCCTCCCCCATGAAACCTTCCAGCAAAGGAAAAGTAAAGTGGAAAAATCATGCTGGAAGGATGCCGCCTGAAATGAGAACAGGAAATAAATAAAATTGTAGGGTGTAAAGACACGAGCGGCTGGTCATTTCCGGGGGTAACGTGAACAACGGTGTCAACGATGGCCCCTTCTACCGGAACTGCAACAACGGCTCTGGGAATTCGAACTGGAACATCGGCGGCCGCCCACTTTGTCAATATCTCGTTAATTTAGATACATTTCTCAATATTTGGTATAAATGTATCGTGACTTTACACTCCGTACTCCGGTACGGAACAGGATGAAAATTCTGTCCTTGCCCCTTGGCAAAAATGAAAGCCGTGAATGGCATCGGCTAGTACCTTGCTTGGAAAACCGATGAGGCTGACAAAGAGATAGGAGAAACCATTTCAAAATGCACTTACAGAAACTTAAAAACATCGTATGGACGAAGAGAATCGGGCATCTGTTCGAGAGAGTGACGGATATTGAGAATATCAAACGTGCGATCAAAAGGGCAGCGAAGCGGAAAACGCATCGGCCGTCCGTGCAGAGAATCCTGAATGACATCGACAGTTATGCAAGAAAGATTCAGGAAATGCTCGTGAATGAAACCTTCGTTCCGGCAAAATACACGATCAGAGAAATCTATGACGGCATCAAGAAGAAAAAGAGAGTCATCGCCGTGCCGAGGTTCTATCCAGATCAGTGCATCCATCATGCGTTCGTTCAGGTCTTCAGAGAGATTGTTGAACACGGAGCCGACAAGTTCTCCTGCGGATGCGTACCGGGCAAAGGTACGGACGGAGCACGAAAGATGATTAAACACTGGATAAAGAGTGACCCGATCGGGACAAGTAAAGTCCTGAAGCTGGATGTCCACCACTGTTATCCGACAATGAACCATGAAGCACTGCGGCAGAAACTGGAAAAGAAGATCAAGGACAGGAAGTTCCTGAACCTTGCTTTCAAACTGATTGCCAGTTATCAGCAACCTATGGCAGATCACACGAGGATGCTTCCAGAAGTTGACGCAGTAGGGATTCCGGTCGGACTCTACACATCGCCGTGGTTCTGCAATTTCTTCTTTCAGGACATAGATCACATGATCGCAGAGAAAACAGGTGCAAAGCACCATACAAGATATGTGGACGATATAGTCCTATTTGATTCAAATAAACGGAGATTACACAAAGCACTCCGAATGATTGCGAATGAGTTGAGAAAGGTCAAGATGCAGGTGAAAGCAAACTGGCAGGTCTTTCCACTGAAGGACAGACCGCTGGACTTCTTAGGGTATAAATTCCATGCAGGCGCATGGACAACACTGCGGAAGTCAATCATGTTCAGGATAAGCCACAAGGCGAAGAAGATTTCAAAAATCTCATACATTTCACCGACGAACGCATCCGGTATGATCTCATACATGGGATTCATTTACAATTCGGATTCATGGAACTTCTGGAAGGAACGTGTGAAGCCGTTTATCAATTTGAAACTGCTGAAAGGAGTAGTGAGCAATGAGAACAGAAAGCAACATCAAGCCGCTTGTGCAGCATGAGATTGAGGCACTGCCGAAAATGGTCGGAAGAACCTGCACAGTCATTTTCTATGAGAACATCGAAGGCCCGATCGAGAAAGAAGAGGGAGATCAGGTGTACACCTATGACAGATACACTCTGGAAACACAATACAGAGAGAATCTGGAAGAGTCAATCGAGAAGAACCGTGAAGCATGGTTACAGAAAGCAATCAAGGCAGAGCAGGAAGGCGAAGAGAAGACCGAGATGGAGATTCTTCAGGAACAGGTGGCATCACTTCAGGATGAGAATGCAGCACTGAAAGCCAGCAACGAAGAATTGAGCGGCATTGTGGATGACCTCATCGTTGCAAGTTTGGGAGGTGAAGAGAATGTATAATCGTCTGAAAAAACTGTACCTTGCAGGAAGGTTGAATGACACAGGTCTGGAAAATGCGGTGACAAGGGGATGGATTACCGAAGACCAGAAGGCGGAGATCATTGAGGCAAAGAAAGAACAGGACGCACCGAAAGAATAATTTCAAGTGCAGTCACGCAGGACATGACGGTCATTGCCGGAGAACTCTTGAAGAGTGCCGGGGACCGGAGTGTCCTGTTTTTGGTTCATGCGGTGAATGTCAGGACTACCACATCCCGGCCGGACAGGAGCCGTGCGAGAATTGCCAGTATTTATTCAGCATGAGAGGAGGTGAGGAACATGAGCCTGTATGACTGGCTGCAAGCAGGAGGCGGAGCAGCACTGCTCCTGATGACACTGGTGCAGATCGCACCTATCAAGATCAATCCGTGGTCTGCCGTCGCAAGAGGCATCGGAAAGACCATGAACAAGGACATGATGGACAAACTGGAATCAGTTGAGACGGAAGTCAAGGACCTGAAAGAGAAACATGACAAACTGGAAAACAGGATGGACAAGGACGATGCAGATGCGTGTCGAACACGAATCATCCGATTTGCAGACGAATTGAGGAGAGGAGTGGAACATTCTGAAGAGTTTTTTAATCAGATTTTGGATGACGTTTCAGATTATGAGAATTACTGTTTGGAACATCCGAATTACAAGAACAACAAGGCAGGAAATGCCATCGCGGAGATAGACAAGGTTTATCAGAAGTGCATGGAGAAAAATTCATTTTTATAACAGGAGGAAAAGAACATGAAAAACATTAACTGGATGAAGAAACTGACAAGCAGAAAATTATGGACAGCAGTTGCGTCCTTCGTCTCTATGATGATCGTAGCAACAGGCGGAGCAGAGAACACTGCAACACAGGTGACTGCTATCATCATGGCAGGCGCATCCGTGATCGCATACATCATCGGAGAAGGTCTGACTGATGCAGCAAACGTCGGAATCGAAGAAGGACAGCTTCTGGAAGCGGATGCCATCAAAGGCGAAGATGAGCAGTAAGAACAGCAAGGAACAGGAGGCGGAGCAATCCGCCTCTTTTTGTGGAGGTATCAGGATATGAAAAAAGAACATCTTGAAATACTGGCAAAGATCATCGGCGGAGTGGAATCAGGTGGTCAGATTTACGGCGGACAGAACTACGCAGCATATGCAGGCAAGGCAGCGAACTCTTCAAACGAGAAGACCTGCACTCTCGGATGGGCGCAGAACTATGGCAACGAAGGAAGAAGACTCTGCAAAATGATTCTGGCCGCAGATGCCGCAGCGTTCAGAAAGGCAGACACGGCAGGAATCGAGAAGAAGCTGTCCGTTGACTGGGAGGCAACCGGATGGAATCCATCCGCAGCGGAGAAGAAGGCTCTGGTCGCGATCATCACGACGGATGCCGGAAAGAAGTGTCAGGACGAACTCTTCTCTGAACTGATGAACACATACATCAAGAGCGCAGAAGCGTATGGAGTGACCGACATCAAAGCGCAGATGATGTGGTGCGAGATCGAACATCTCGGAGGACTGGGACCAGTGAAGAGAATCTTCGGCAGAGCATCGAAGCCATACACACCGGACACGATCTTCACATCCCTCCTGCTCGATCAGCAGGACACAAGCAACAACAATCAGGTCGGGGACAAGAAGTTCCAGAGTAGGCACGAGTGTTGCGTCCGCTGGATAAAGCAGTATGTCACAGACGGAAAGGCAGATTCAGGAAAGGAAGAAAAGAAAATGTATTCAAGACAGGCAGTTGTCGATCTGGTTGAAAGTTGGGTCGGCAAGAAAGAAGCAGATGGCTCATACAAGAGTATTATTGATATTTACAACAGCTTCACCGGAGCACTTCCGAGAAACACAAAAATGGAATATGGATGGGCGTGGTGTGCGTGTACATGGTCCGCACTGGCAGTTGCCCTCAAATATACTCCGATCATGCCGATTGAGATTAGTTGCTATTATCTGATCGAGAGAGCGAAAGCGATGGGAGTGTGGGAAGAGAACGACGCACACGTTCCGAAGCTGGGAGAGGCAGTTCTGTATGACTGGCAGGACAATGGAGTCGGAGACAACACCGGAACTCCTGACCATGTTGGAACAGTAACCTATGTCAATCAGGCATCCGGTTACTTTGTTGTAACTGAAGGCAATTATGGAAATGCAGTCAAGAAGAGAACAATCTCCATCAACGGAAGATATATCAGAGGATTCATCACTCCGAAGTATGATTCAGATGCAGCGCAGAGTCATCCGGTTCAGACACCGGGCAAGAGCACTTCAACAGTAGCTCACGAGGTCATTGCAGGTCAGTGGGGAAATGACCCTGAAAGATCAACTGCTCTGAAGGCGGCAGGATATGACCCGGCAGTCATTCAGGCAGAGGTCAACAAGATTCTGAACGGCTCCGCAGCAACTACAACCAAACCACAGCCAAAAGACCAGCCGATCACAAAGACCGTGAAGTCAACTTGCTATGCAAAGAGTTATGACAGAAGCCTTGCAGGAACTTACAAGACAACCGATGCGCTGTATTGCAGAAACGATGCAGGAAGCAACAAGAAAGCATTGTGCGTCATTCCAGCAGGAACTGAAGTGCATAACTATGGTTATTACACCACATACAACGGAGTGAAGTGGTTATACATCACAGTCACTCTCGACGGTGTTGAGTATATCGGATTCAGTTCAAAGAGTTATCTGAAGAAATAAGATGAGAAAGTAAAAGAGGACCGGGCAGGGAGCAGTTCCCTGTTCGGCCCTCTTTTTTGTGCAATTTGCCTTTTGCAAAGTCCAGATCGCGCCCCGATCGGAGCCAGAGAAAAGCAAAACTGCACAAAAGAATCGTTTTTACTAACTACGCAGTACCGACCGGTGCTTTGGATTCCAAGAATGCAAGAAACATTATGGAAAAACTGTCCGGATTGAACTGCGACGAACAGGCAACGATCTTGATGGTGACCCATGATTCTAATGCTGCCAGCTTTTGCAAGCGTATTCTGTTCATCCAGGACGGTGTGATCTTCCATGAGCTTCGCCGTGGAGATGAAAGCCGACAGGAGTTCTACGGACGCATCTTGAAGGTGATGGCGCAACTGGGAGGGGGCAGCGCAA